TTGAATAAGAGCGCACGATCTGTAATAGACGTAACACTAAATACACAGCAATCTTCGCTTTCTCCGTGATGTTTTGTAAGGTCATATAAATACTCCTTCCTTATTTTACAGTAAATTGGTGGTATGTCTGCATTTAAATAGGCCATAGTTTATAACTTTTTAACCTTGTATACTACCCCAATTTTTTCCTGATTCATAGTCAACTTTATTTTTAACCTCAAGAGGTATTGTTTGTTCCATTGTTTCTTTAATTAACTTTGATTCGTGATCCGTGGTCGAAAAACAAAGCTCATCGTGTATTTGTATATGGGGTACTATACCTTTTTCATATAAATCTACCATGGCTTTTTTTGTCATATCTGCAGCGGAACCTTGTATCAATCTATTTAATGCTTTGTATGTAAATGCAGGAGTATAGTATCTATCAAAATAATCCATGTAATTAGGATCTATTTTGTTTTCTTTAAATTTATCTAACATTTCTGCTTTAAATGCTTCTCTAGCTTGTTCTTCATTGTACAATGGCACCTCATTAAATCTATTTCTTTCAGGGTTCCATTCTTTGTTTACTGTTTCCCATTTATCAAACCTGCAAAACCTATCATATAATGTAAATAATAGTTTATTGTCTTTAGAAAATTGTATCAATTGTTGTGATAAATCACGTACAAATGGAACTCTACCATGATATTCATTAAATAAACTTTTTGCTTTTGCCTGATCTAGTCCTAATTCTTTTTGTAATTTTATTTTACCCATACCATAGAAGAGTCCTAGGTTAATTGTTTTTGCCTGTTTCCTGGAGATATTAGCCATGTCAGCAACGATCTGATGAAAATCAGCATCATCTTTATCAAATTCTTCTTGTAAGCCCTCTGTGCCAGGTAATCCAAGTTTTATTGCATAATGAACAACAATACGAGGTTCTTGTTGTGAATAGTCAAAGCTACCCCATTTGTAACCATCATCAGGTATAAATAGTTCTCTCATTTTTTTACCTATAAAACCTTTTGATGGAATTTGTTGTAGGTTTGGATTGCTCATAGAAAATCTACCTGTGACAGTGCCACCTGAGTCTGATCTAATTTGATTTATATCTGCATGTATTCTACCTTCATGCACATACCCTAACAATCCTTCTATAAATGTATTAACCGCTTTGTCATATTCTCTTGCTTTTGCAATCATACGTAAACATTTATTCTTATGTGTTTGTAAATAATCTTTTGGAAGTTGAGGCATCTTTGATTTTGGCGTAACTTTGTAATCTGTTATTTTTTGATGCTCTAATAAATTCTTGATTGAAGATGCTGCCCATATGTCTACCCATAGACCTGTTTTACTTTGTATAGCTTTTAATATTTGATCTCTTCTTTTTTTTAAATGTCTTCCAAACAGGACAGCTTTTGCGACATCTATTTTAACCCCCTTAAATTTCATGTCAACTAAACATAAAAATAATTTTGTTTCTAATTCAAATATTTGTCTACAAGTTTTTTGCTCTCCATCATCTTTTGTGTATAATACTTCATCTATTTTTTTATTAAATAAATTCCAAAGTTTTAATGTCAAGTCTACATCTTGTTTTGCATAATCTTTTACTATCGATGCGGGTAACTTATGCATGTTAGTCATAGGATCTTTTACTGTGCCACCTGACCACTCTAATGTTTTTTGTTGTAAATCGTATTTGTATTTACCTTCATCTAAATAATCTTTTGATAGAGAGTCTAATGAATATTTAAATCTATTTTCATTAATCACAGATGCAGCAATCATTGTGTCAACTATTCTACCCTTCATCTTTTTACCTGTGACAGCTCTAATCCAACATACGTCATACATTGCATTGTGAAATACTTTTGTTATTTTTTCATTTTGAAATATTTTTTCATCTAATACTTTCCATATTTCTTCTTTTCTTTTGTAATCTATGTCGGTATCAGAATGTCTTATTGGAAAATAAGCTGTGTCTTTCCCTGTTGAAACAGCTATTCCACAAATAAAACCGTCGTTTCTAATTGCACCCAACCCTTTTGTTTTAAGATTAGGATCGTATGTTTCTATATCAACAGCAACTGTATCTATACCTTTTAAATCTAAATCTTCTGGTGTATTACACATTATAATCTCTCTCCAATATCATTTCTAAATAGTGTATCGCTTTCTTAATGTCCTCTTCCTTCCCTTTGAACGAGTGCCTGCATATATATTTTATAGCATTGCCCTCTGCAAAAAGCAATTTGTTTTCATTTATAAACTCTGCCGGTTGAATTTTCATCGAGCGGTAATGCTTCCCACCTACCTGCTTATCTAACGAATCATAACCCATTCCTTTAAATATACTTTTGTCTGTCATTATCTTACTCCTAGTGTGTATTTATCTTGTGATGCTATTGTCCAACAGTCATACCTACCTCTACTGTAAGCTACATATTTTAATCGTAACTGACTAAAATAATCTTCTGGTCGAAACCTTGATTCGTCAACAATTACATTGTCAAATGTTAAACCCTTTACTGTATGTATGTTTGCATACTTAACCCTTATGTCTCCATCTAAATTACAACCATGTCTTATTATTTTTTTTATATAAATTAATCTTTCAGTATCTACTTTGGTTCTAACCAAATCAAAATCAAGCTCTTGTATAGCCTCTGGTTTTATATAATTTTTAGATATTAGATCGTTTATAGTGTAGTCTTTTTTAATCCAGTCTTCAAAAGTTTCTTTGCCTTTACCATGCACTACAACTTTTTTACCTAAGTATTGCCAAAAATCTATTATCTGTTGTAAAGGAATTGACTTACCTCTTATAAATTCTGGCCAAATCATATGACATCTTAGTTCTTTCTTTGGCACGTGAGCCGAGTTCCCGACATGGGCAAACTCTATTCCATGTCTTCTAAAAAACTTTTTAATCCATGAGTCACATGGTTTTTGTCTATACGTAAACAAAAACGTCTCTTTTGTATTCTGTATTTTGTTTAATAATTCTTTTAATGCTGTGGATTCTCCATGTAAATTTGAAAGATGATAATGTTTACCTATGTGTTCTGTTGGTTTCCAAATTCTATGTGTTCCATAATAATCCCAAATAGGTTTAATTGTTTTTTTGCATATGTCATTTATGGTTTTACTACATCTGTACCCTTGTTTTAGTTCTTCTGCACCTTGTGATAATCTATAAAACTCATCAGCATCAGCACCAGCCCATTCAAATATTGTTTGATCAGGATCACCCACAAACCAATACTCACTGGCACTTCTAGATATTTTATCTAATGCTATCTTTTGTGTTTTGTTACTGTCTTGTGCTTCATCTACAATCAACGCATCTATTTCTGGGTCAACCGCCTTGTCTATAAAACGTTTAATCATATCATGAAAATCTAACTTACCATTATCCTTGTTATATTTTTCTACAATCGGTAGCATTGTTTCTATGTCAACTATAGAATAACCATAAAATTTTTTATCAGACTTTTTCCAATGTTCTTTAAGAGATCTATTAAAACCGTAAGCTTCTTTTACAAATTTAAAATAACCATGTTCTCTGTTTTCAAATTCAGCTGAAGTAACTTTATGTCTTTGAAATATGGAATCTATTCTACATAAATTCTTATAATCTTCATAATCAAGAACTTCCTCTCCCATTGTTGATTTTTTTTTACAGTAGTGATGTATAGTGCAAATGTTATCCTCTAAAGATTTTTTAGTAATACCCTGCATTTGTGGTAATTCTAATATTTCATCTTTAATTTCATCAGCTGCAACGTTTGTATGAGATAAAATTACTATTTTTTTATAATTATATTTTTGTAACAGCTCTGTATATTTACTTGTTATAAATGTAGATGTCTTACCTGTACCTGGAGGACCAACCATAAATTTAAGTTTATTGCTCACTTACTATCTCCTTAAACTCACCTTCTACAATTAAATCTTCTACCTCTATAGTTTGATTTATCATACGCCAAGAAACACATGACTTATTTTCAAACTTACCGTGATTCTTTTTTGCTTTTAATATATTTTGACATTTAATAACTAGATCTACTCTAGGTAAATTTATCTTTTGTCTATGTAAGTAATCTTCAAACTTATCTAAATTAAATTCTAATATGTTTTTACTCATGTTAAAATAGGGTAAACCAAAATTTACAAGTTCTTTCTTATTTGTGTATGCTTTTTCTTCTGAAATATAATTTTTAAAATGTTTTACAAATCTTAAATCTTCTTCTGCGTCTTCAACATAATCTTTTGATTTTTCTCTTGCTTCATACTTTCTACGCATAATCTCTTCAAAGTCTGCAGGTTTCATTTCTGGAATCCAAACAGATGCTTTACTAATTACAGCATCATAAAATAATTTTTTGTTTCTAAGTGTAGGTCCGTCAACTGTAATTGTTTTTTCTACAGCTTCGCCTTGTACCACTGCATTTATTTTTACAAAATATCTGTCACTACCGTACTCTATAATTTGACCAATTGATTGTTTTGCTTCTTCGCTTGTAGCTTCTTGTACTCCAATCCAACTAAACATTGTTGCAATTGTTTTTGTAGAACAACCAATTATTTCTGCAAGTTTTGGCATACCAAATTTTCTATTTGCTTTTTTATGTGTAGTTCCTTTTTTCTTTCTTTTGTTATATTCTTCATCTTTTGCTGTAATAGATATCTTGTAAATAAAATCATCTATGTCATCTACATTCCATTCTGTATGTTTTAACAATACACCTGCTATTGCAGTGCAATAATCATCTCTTTGACCAGAACCTGCGTATGTAATACACAATGCAGCAGACAAAGCTATCTTACCAAGATCAACTTTTATGTTACCTGGATACTCATCAATGCCATCATACTTGACCCACTCTACAATTTCATTTGTAGTATGATATTTTGTTTCCGGAACTAATGTATATTTATTTGCCCCATGTCTTATTTCACAAAGTGTTGCACCATGTGGATAATTTTTATAATAACTTTCCAATTCTTTTGGTAATGCAAATTTTTTATAGTCTGATGTACCAGACCAAAGATAATGACTTGATGGATTATTTTTTCTACCAAATATTGCGCCACAAGATTTTATGTGGTCACTTGTAAATCTTTTAACAACATCGTTATCAATATCAAAGTCGATGTATTGATCTAGTCTAAGTCCTATTTGTTTTGTTGTGTGTTCTATTTTCCATTCTTCTTTCGTAATCTTAAAATCCGGGTCGGACCATTTTTCGACCACACTCTGCTTTGTATCGCAGGGTATGATCACCCTTC